CCCCATCGTTCAATAACTCACGTTCACTGCACTTCTTCCTTGCTGCATGGCCTGTGGTTGGCATCTGGTTTACTGCTCTTGGTGTTAGCACCATGGCATTCAACCTCAACGGTTTCAACTTCAACCAGTCGATCCAGGATTCTCAGGGTCGTGTGATTAACACTTGGGCAGACATCCTGAACCGTGCTGGTCTCGGAATGGAAGTGATGCATGAACGTAATGCTCACAACTTCCCTCTTGATCTTGCTGCTGCTGATGCAACTCCTGTTGCTCTGACTGCACCTGCAATCGGTTGACACTCTAAGTAAAACCTGATATACTAGGAGGGGAAACCCTCCTTTTTTATTCTGTGATTAATAAAGATATTCCAAATAAATTAGCGGAAATTATTCGTGACACTTGGCCCAATCTTTTTAATCCTCCAAAAAATTATTATGCACCATCGGAAAAGAAAACAAGCAGAGAACGCAAGAAGACCCAAGAAGGAAAAGTACAATCCTTATGCGAATGACCCACCAGATGCAAAGTGTCCCTATTGTGGTGAGAGTGGAAAGATTTGTTCTTACATCAATAGTCTAAGTCGTGCATGGGGTCGTGCTGCTTGTAAAATTAAAAACAAAAAATGATTTATGGAAAAACTATCTGTCTGTCCACAAACCTTATATAAATTTAACAGTTCTAATGAACTTTTATTAGAAACTTATGCTATAGTAGAGAAATTAAAATGGGAAAATAATTCTCGATCGATTAATACTATGGGCAGACTTCCTGGACCCATAGGAAAAAAACAAAATATCATAACTAGAAACCCAGATTTTGCTAATTTACATGCATGGTTTAATTCTTGTTTAAATCAAGTTAGATTAGAATTGAATTATGTTTGCGAAAAAATATCTGTTTCTTCATCATGGGTAAATCGTACAGCAACAGGAGAATGGTTTCATCGTCATATGCACAATAATTCTATACTTAGCGGAGTATATTATCTAACAGAAGGAAATGCCAGAACCGTTTTTGGAGTAGATAATATTTGGAACTATGATAAATTCACTAAAGGATTAATCAAATTAAGTTATGAGAATGAAGACACTATGAGTATTCTTCATAAGCATAGAGGAACTCCTGGAGAATTAATAATTTTTCCTTCTGTATTACAACATGCTGTAGAAATACATCGTGATAGTGGTATTAGATATAGTATTTCTTTCAATTCTTTTCTTAATGGAAGTGTTGGATATGATGAATACTTATCTGGTGTAAAAATTAACTTGGAGTAAAATGGAAATTGTAATTTATTCTATCCCTGGTTGTTCATATTGTACCAAGATGAAACAACTGATGGAAAAAGCAGAGGTTGAATACCAACAAGTAATTGTTGGTAAAGATATAACAAATGAAGATTTTAAATCAAAGTATCCAGAAGTAGGTAGTTTTCCATACACTTTGATTGATGGAGAACCTATTGGTGGTCTTGTAGATGCTGTAAAATTATTTGTAGAAAAAGGATTGGTATCTAGTTCTTCACGACCAAAGAAATGAATGATGAAAACATAAATAAAGGCATAGAGCTCATGCTCAGGAGGGTAAAGAAAGAGGAATCCAAAAGAATGGGTTTAATTTTTAATAAATCTTTCAATCTTCTGAGTAAAACAATCTTTTTAAAGTTTGAATTTACTTGGGAAGCAAACAATCACAAGTAATGGAGTACAGTCATGCCTCTTTCAGTCATTTTGTATTTTTCAGGAGCGATTACTGTTCTTGCTATAATAGTTGGAATTATTGCTGGATGGCACATTAATGATGTTGTTTACTCTATGACACAAAGTAAAGACCAATTTGCAGGGCACCCAGAACTGTACGATGAAGATGGTATTTGGATTAATGAAGAGCTTCTAGCAGTAAAATTCGTTGAAGAGGAAGAAGAAGAGGATGATTATTATTGATATGAACCAAGTTATGATTAGTAACTTGATGGTTCACTTGAAAAAAGATTTTCTTGATGAAAATCTAGTTCGCCATATGGTTCTTACTAGTTTAAGATCATATGAAAAACAATATAAAGAAGAGTGGGGAGAAGTCGTACTAGCATACGATTCAAAACATTATTGGAGAAAGGATTTTTTCCCATTCTATAAACAAAATCGCAAGAAAGATAGAGAAAGGTCTGGACATAATTGGTCTCAGATTTTTGAAGTCTTAAATAAAATTAGAGATGAAATCAAGCAGTTCTTTCCATTCAAAGTTATCGAAATTTTGGGTGCAGAAGCAGACGATGTAGTATCTACATTATGCAAGAACAAGCAACCAAAAGAAAGGATTTTAATTCTTTCTGGAGACAAAGATTTTATCCAACTTCAAAAATATCCAGGGGTATATCAGTTCAATCCAATTACAAAACAATTTATTTCGTATGATAATCCGCACCAGTATGTGAAAGAACATATCCTCAAAGGTGATAAATCTGATGGTATTCCTAACTTTCTTTCACAAGATGATTGTTTTGTCTTGGGTATTAGACAGAAACCAATCAGTCAAAAAAAACTTGCTAAGTGGGTAGATCAGGATCCTAATACTTTTTGCGAGAATAAAGAACAGATAGATTATTATTGTCGTAATAGAACTTTAATTGATTTTGATTACGTCCCAGAAGAAATAGAGAGTAAAATCATACTAGAATATAACTCTCTAAATAACATTGTAAAGAAAGTTCCGCTGGAGTATTTTCACCAGCACAAATTAAATGATCTGTTGCAAGATTATTATTTTCGTACCTCCACGCCATTTGAAAAATGAAACTATTAATTTCTGAAGTGCTACAAAAAGCTAGTAATGCTAAAACAAAAGCAGAAAAAGTTAGGATCCTACGTGATAATAACACCGATGCTTTACGTGCAATTTTAATTGCAAACTTTGATGAAAGTGTTGTTTCTATGTTGCCAGAAGGAGAAGTACCATTCACCCCGAATGATGCTCCTGTTGGGACAGAACATACTGTACTTGAAAAAGAATATCGCAAACTTTATTTGTTCTTTAAAGGTGGATCAACATCTTTGAAGCAGTCTCAACGAGAAAATTTGTTTATTCAAATGCTTGAAGGACTAACTGAAGAAGAAGCAAACCTTCTTATTCTAATTAAAGATAAAGCTTTGCATAAAAAATATCGTGTTACCCGTGCTTGTGTTGAAGAAGCATTTCCACAAATTCAGTGGGGTAATCGTAGTTGAGCATCAAAATTCTACATCAAAACTGTGATCCAACATTAGCAGAAGATAGAACACTTCCCTACACGGCTTATATTGTCAAGTATCAACCAAACGAGGATGAGATTTGTTACGATATTGTGATCTCAAATAAAAAAGTAGATATGTTTGACTACTATTGGGATAAATATAGGGAAGGATTATTAGCCTGGAAGCAAACAGAGGGTCGCGTCAACCCAAAGTTATGGGGTAGTCAACAACTATCTAAGAAAAAGAAATGACAAACATTAACGATCATATTGAAAAAGATAAGATGATTTTGGATAATCCACAAACATCTCCTCAAGCTCGCAGGCATACAGAACAAGAACTTAATGCTTTAGAAGCTTATAAGCAGCGTCATCCAGAAGACGAACATGACCCTACTTTATTGGAATTATTTTGTGATGAACATCCAGAGGCAAGTGAGTGCAAGATTTACGAGATTTAATTATGACAAATAATATTTGTGTAGAATATTGGAATTTTAATGATGCTTCTGGAACAAAAGTTTTAAGAAGAGTTAATAAGAATGGAACTTTAGTATCTGCAAAAAAATATTCTGAAGTCCTATTCTTTAAGAGTTACGAAGAAGCAGTACCAATACTAAAAGAAATTATCTCTAGACAAGGAATGGATGCTAAGATTAGATATTGTCACGAAGCATCTGAAGATTATTTCTATCTTTCTTAGTAAATAGTAACAAAAGTTACAAAACTGCTTGACTATATACTCAATAAGATCTATAATGATCTTACGTTCATTCGCTATTCGCGAATAGCGAACGGAAGTAAGCCGACTCGGAACGGATCGTTCATCTATGGAAATCATTCTCTGGTCTTGTGTTGAAGCGCAAAAGCTTATTAACAACGTTCGCACCTCAAAAGTGCCAGACGAGATAAAGGCAGAGCTCATTCAAATTCATAAAGAACACTCGCCAAAGACTTGTAAATTTACCATAGACGCAAAAGCCGACTGAAGGAACGCTCTTTAACCTGAACAACTAAGGAGAAAACCTAATGTCAAAAGTAGTTTATCGCGGCGTTGAATACGATACGCAAAAGCGTTTGG